ACGAGCCGCCGCAGACAGGGTTAATGTTCCAGAAATTTGCGTGTTAGCACCAGTAAGTTCAGAGGTGGCAATTGTTGTGTTTGCGCTTGAAACTGTGGGGCTTTCGCTATAACTTCCGGGATGAACAATAACAGTATTTCTACCAGCCCCAACCAAAGTCAATGCCTTAGTAATTGTTAATACGGGGTTTATTAAAGTGCCGTCACCTGTTGTGTCGTTTCCGTCTTTGCCAACATGAATCTCATTTGCGTAGATAGAGTAGTTACCTACTGCTCTACCAGTACCACCGTTTGCTACGGGCAATGTGCCAGAGGTTATCTGGTTTGCGTTAATTGCGATTGCTGTGTTAGATGCTAAAGTCAATTGACCTTGTGCATTGACTGTATAGTTTGGAACAGAAGAAGCCGAACCATACGCGCCAGCAGTCACTGCCGTGTTGGTGATGTTGAACTGCGTACCCGTGAGGGTCAGTCCTATGCCTGCGGTGTAAGAGCCTACACCAGCAAATTGAACCCAAGTGATGGGGGTTGTGCCTAAAGTGCCGCCAGCGTTGGAGGTACAGACCCAACCAGTGTCAGCGTATACGGTTCCTTGCTCAATGAAGGTGAACGCTCCCGGCACTTCCAACCAATTGTCCATATCCGTTGCGCGAGTCCATGCACCCGCCGCATCCACATAAATTCCGTTGTTTTGGCTCAATGTCTGGTCTTTAACCAAACACCTATCCCCAGCAATCAACGCTACGCCATCAATCGTCTGCGTTCCAGACAACGTGATGTTTGCCGTTGTTGCCGCCACGCAAGAAGCCTTGGGGTCTAGTCCTTGCGCTACTGAATCAACATACTGTTTGGTTGCCAACTGCAAAGCAGATGTCGGGTCTTGCGTTACGGCCACAGAAGTCAGCCCAGCCAACGTGGATGCGGTGCCGCCAAGACTCACCGCGGTGCTTCCAATTGTGACCGACGAATTTGTCAGACTGCCGTTGCCAATGTTTGATAGCGTATTGGTCGCACCGCTAATCGAAGTGCCGGCAAACGTCGTAATCGTGCCGCCGAGGCTGACCGCCGTGCTGCCAATCGTAATTGTTGAATTTGTCAGGCTGCCATTCGCAATATTCGTTAGAGTATTTGTCGAACCGTTAATGGACGTGCCGGTCAGCGTAGTGATCGTGCCACCAAGCGACACTGAGGTCGAACCAATTGTGATCGCGCTATTCGTAAGCCCCGCGTTTGGAATCGTAGCCACGGCAGTGAATGCGCTCGTGCCATTCCCGACCAGATACCCGGTCAGTGTATTTGCCCCACTACCGCCATTCGCAACATTCAATGTACCACTGAGTGTGATGGCTCCGGACTGCGCGGAGCTGGGCAGAAGACCAGTCGTGCCACCGCTGAAAGTAGTAACCCCACCTGCAGTCGAGAACTGCCTCCAGGACCCAGAAGAGTACCCGTCAAAAGTCTGCGTATCAGTGTTGAAACGAATTTGGCCTTGCGACCCTCCCGGCTGCTGTCCTGTGGTACCCAAGGGGATCGTGACCGATGCAGTGCCCGGAAGGACAGCGTTATCGCTGATCGAAATCGTCGGGCTACCGCTGATCCCGTTACCATTCGCGACCCCGATCTGGCTCGAAGTACCCAAAATCTGGGTGCTCGAGACTGTGCCACCCGTGCTCAGGGTCACCAGCCCATTCACACTAGCATTGGCAAACCCGAGAACCTGACCAGTTAAAGACAGCGTTGGATTCCCGGAAATCCCGTCGCCATTCGTGATCGAAATACCGTTGCTGCCGACAGTGATCGACCGCGAAGTGAGCGCGGTGGAGCTGGTCTTTACCTGTAGCCCAGTGCCAGAGCTCACCAGAGACAACAGAGCGCCAGTGGTCGTGACATTGAGCACGCCCTGAGCGCCACCGTCTGCAAGAGTCAGACCATTAGTCGCCCCGAGACGACGGCTATTCGCAAGAGTTGGCTCCTGGTTTACCGTCAGGAAAGTCTGCGTCTGAGCTGGAGAAGCAGCGATCGCGGCAGTCGTCGTCTGAACGGTAACGCCATTCTGGACGATCGGGACAGCTTCTGTTCCAGTGATCGTTCCTGCGGCTGGTAACTGAGTGATCGTGACTTGTGCTGACATTAGATCGGACTCGGTGCAATGGTGTCGTTGTTCCCGTTCGTTTCCGGGGTCTGCGTGTTCTGCTGAGTCGAGATGTAGAACTCGTTATTGCCCGTTGTGATCAGGTAATCGTCATTAGCAGCGACGCTAACGTCTGGACGAGCAAAACGCAAATTGATTCGCTCGGTTTGCCTTGCGGGGAGTCGGTATGGGTCCAAATTGTCCCGGCAACCTTGATCACACACCCTCAAACCGGGGAAATTAGTGTCTGGACCCAAGGAAACAAACGTGCGTTTCATCTTGCATCGGTCACAAACACCGATTGCAAGATTATTCAACCCACGAGTATCGAGGAATACTGGCATTATGCTGTGTACACTCCGATTCCGGGAGTGAAAAAGATCGGGGAACGGTCGCGCTCTTCCTGTTCTGCCTGATACAAGTACTTTTCAGCTTGAGACTCAAGGTATTGGATCCGCTCCACTGCAACACCGGGCAATTCCATGCTCATCTGGTGTGCAAGCATGGATTGCACCGCCAAATACCACCTTTGTGGTATGGCAAGCTCGTCAGTCAGAGCGCCAACGTCTTGAATTTGGCTCGAATACCACACCACCATCTGAACGAATGGGTCAGAAGGCACCGGCCAAAGGTAAAGAGTGGGGTATGGGATGGTCCGATCGAACCAGAACTGATAAGGTTGGTTCGCGGTGAAATTCTTGTTGGGCAGATTGGTGTAATCGTCACGATTCAGCCGTGCCATCTGGATTTCGCGACTGTTGTTTCCGATGTACCACTCGCGGAGAGCGAGCGTGGTGCCCCCGGAAGCAACAATTCTGTAATAAATCACATTCTGGCCAGGATCGATGTCGGTCCAGACCCACTGATTGTCGGTGACAGTGACTGCGCCTAAGTTGTTCAGAGTCAACCAAGTCGAACCGTCAATGGAATACTGCAGCGAGATGTTCCAATTTGCCGAACCACCACCCGCAATGTAGGGCAAAAACCCGATCGAACCAGCATAAATCGGGTTAGCAGTGCCGAAATTGACTGTGAAGTTGCCGTTTGCACTTGTCTGCTGGCAATAAGTGTCAACGTCTCCGTCGTAAAGATTAGCTACGACCCCACCCGCCGAGGATGAATATGACCCTACAGGTCGCGCCATGGTGCGGTAAAGCACATTCAGCGCATCATTAGCCTGCACCGGGAGCGAGTAGATGTACTGATCCGCATTTACGCCAAGCACCAGCTTGGTGATAGCAAAGTACTGGATGCCGCGATTTATGAGATTCGAAAGCAGGAAACCAAGACTTTGTTTGGCCGAGAGCTGCTGCTCAGAAGTCAGCTCCTCGGCGAGCTTCCCGCACCGGCGAGCGCCGTGATCAATGAATGTCTGTACGTTGATTATCGTTTGGGCGTACGTACCAGATGTCGACATTTAGCATTTCCACCGAGCTAATGACGCAGCTTTGCGAGTAGGACGACCTTTCTCATCTTTCATCGGACCTGGATGACCTTTCATTCTTGCGCAGAACGAATCCTTCCTTGGCCCACCCCCAGGCTGAGGAGCCTTGAGGTTGCTTCCTGTGGCGTTATTATACTTCGCTCTGCCTTTTGCAGTCAGCCCTGCGCCTTGAGAAACAGGCAATTTCTCACCACGACCGACAGAAAGCACCGGGCCACCTTCTTTCATCTTTGCAGTCTTAGCAGACTCACGGAATGCTTTGGCGGTTGGAGCGCCGGGTGCACCGGGTTTGCGCATCTTCTCGCCAGACCCTTCAGCTATGCGCTCTCGTTTGGCGTGGATGTTAGCGTACAACCCGCCGCCTTTCATTTTCTTACCCAAGAACAACTTATCAACCATTTCCAATCTTTCTGGCTTAGTGGTTTCTTTGTTGATAATGCTCAGACGCTCTGACTTGCTTTTCCCCTCGTCGTAAAAGCCTTCTTTTTTCAAAGACTTAACCACCCCGCCGTCTTTGAACTTCTTGCCTTCGTCAGCCTTAGCAAACTCTTTGCCGACCGACTGAGCGATGCCAACTTTCTTAGCGAACTTCGGGTTGTGCGCAACCGCCTCCATCAGGCGGTGTTGGGCTGGTGATTTGCTTGGCATGATCAGCCGCAAAAAATAGTTACTGCCGCAGTACCGGGCAATGTGACATGAATGTCTGTTTTAAATCTAATCCCGTTTCCGGGAATTATGTTTGCAAATGGGTTATTTGTATTGGCTGGAATATTAAATCTTAAAAGAACGGTGCCGCCGGATCCGCCATCCCGAAAAATTATCTCTCCAGCCGTTCCGCCAGACAAGGCTTGGTACCCAGCAAGATTGGCCGCGCCAGCGTAAATCGTTCCCGTCGCATCCCTGTGCGCCGAAAATACATTAGTTAATGTTGACATCTCAATCTCCAATGAAGACAGGGGCCGAAGCCCCTGTTCTTAACACGCGCCGCCAGCCTTTTTTGGCATCATGAAGTTGCGAGCCGGACCGTACTTTTCGTTACTGTCCTTCTTCGCAGCCTTCATCGTGGGTGCAAACTCAGCATTATTGATGGCCTGCAATTTTGCGTTGTTCGGCGCAACCTTGCCGCCCTTCTTATAAGTGCCAGAAAGCATCGAAATTGCCACAGGTGCTGACATCGGTTTTTTACCCTGTTTCATCTGCTCCGGACCGCCGTCGTCTTGGACGCGACCGCCCTCAGCAAACTTTTTTGCGGCACCGCCCTTGCGGTATCCACCGCCGTTGGATTTTGCAACACCGCCGGTAGCATACCCACTCATGCCGCCGCCCATCATGGCTTTGCCACCTTTTTTGTAACCACCACCGTTGCCGAGTTTCACGTCGCCGGTTTTGGCAGGTGAATTGTCAGGGCGAGCTGTACGCATCTTGGTGGAAGTTGCAGCGCCGGATTCATTTTTGATGATTCCATTGGCTGCAACCTTGCCGCCGTTTTTGTAACCGCCTTGACCGTTGACCACGCCGCCAGTGGCGCATTTCCCAGCCATTCCACCCGAAGCGAGCTTGAGCTTGGTGCCCTTGCCGCCTTTGTGCTCTTGGGTGTCGTGCTGCTTGAAAGCCTTCTTGATCATGGCTTTGTCCTGCGCCTTGTCCATGGAGCCGCCCTCTTTCATCATAGGACGTCCCATAGGAGCTGCCGGCATAGGCATGCGACCCGGTGCAGTAGGGTTGGTCATAGGAGCTGGCGTACGAGCCACCCTACGGGCTGCCATAGCACGTGCAGCGGCGGGGTTGGCTACAGGGGTAACCGGACCTGCTGCACCCATTGCGCCGCCGTTCATTTTGCCAACCGGCATTTTAGCCGATCCACCTTTCTTAAGATGGAGAATAACCGATGGCTCGGTTGTTTCCATCTTTACCATTGGCTTGAACTGACCCATGTTAGCCTCCTTTAGGCTTGCGTGACGCCAAGGGCGCCAACTCGGGTTGCATTTGGACCAACTGCGATTGCTGGCAGCGCCAGCGTCACAACTGCACGTTTGATTCCATCAGCTGCTGAACTCGGAGCGAAAGTGCCGCGAACATCACCAGTGATGGTGGTAGCAGTCGCGGTGTCGGCGACAGTCAACGTTCCAGACGTGTCATCGGTCGTGCCGTTGTTCCAGCCGTACCGGAGCACATAGGACTTGTCAAAGAACCGCACCGGACACCCGAACACATCTGCAGTTCCAACTGTCAATGCCGTACCAGTCGCCGCGCTAACCGAGACCGAAGTCACAAGGTAAAACGCTTTAAGACCAGTGACCGCTGTGCTCAAAACAGCACTTGAAGTAATCGCCTCGCTCATTGCTTGGCCGTAATAGTCATACCCGGAGACCGTGACGATCACAGGAGCTACACCCAAAGTGAAGGTCAAGCCAGTCGTAGTGCCTGCGGTGGTCACAACCGCAGCGCCCGCCGTAGTGGTCAGGGTCGCGGTAGTCGTCGTGACGGCAGTCAAGATGTAAGTGGTGGGAGTGCTGTAACCGGTGATGGTTGCAGTACCACTCAACGTACCTGTCACAGTCACACGTTGACCAGTTACCAAACCTGCTTGAGAGGTGTAGGAAATCTGACCTGCAGTGCCAGTTACAGCCACGCTTGACAGAGTAGCAACAGCGGCGGTTGCAGTTGTCACGCTAACTGCACGTGGGACATCTAGTGCCAATGCCGCGACACCCGCAGAAGTCGTAACTGATTTCACCGAAGTGCCAGCTGTCAGAGTCAACGCACCAGCTGCTGCCGGAGTCTGCGACGCTGCGATGTTATTCGCGGTCAATGCTTGAGGAACGACGTCCCAAACGTAGGTGCGACCCAGAGGACCAACGCCAAGGTCCATTGGCGAAGGGTTGTCGAAATTGATATTCCCATGAGCAGTCAAAGTCGCGGTGCTAGAAACCGTCGACGATGCGCTCAGAGTGTAAGTGCCTACGCCGCCTGTGCCCGTGCCGAATGCAGTGATGTAAGTGCCATTGGTGACGCTTGTGCCATCAAGATACATCCCGACTACAAGCGGTGCGCCCTGCAGGAGTTGGGTGACATTCAAAGTCGTGGAAGAAATCGTTCCGGCGACAGTCGTCGAATACGGGCGAATACCCGTACCCATGTAAGTAACTGCGGGACCTAAAAACAGGTCATCTGAAAACTGAGGCATGGTCTGCTCCTTGAAAAGTTTGACCAACCAAAAACAAAAACGGGGGGTGATTAGCCCCCCACCGACTTAGACTCCCGGCGTGCCGTACATTGCACGTGGATCGGTCCAGCCCACTTGATAACGCTCGGTTGCTTTGTAACGCATGGAGTCGGTTTCGAAGTCACCTTCCATGGTCTTCTCAAGCGCACGACGCATCAGGAGCTTCATGCCCTCTGGAGCATCAGTCTGAACCCACCAAGAGTTGGCGTTGGTCAGACGCGACAGAACAGCGGCACCTTCGTCCAGCAGCCCGATGGACTTGACTGGGTTGATGTCGTTGTTAGCCGTGCCGGCACGCAACACGCTCTTCAGGAGGACCTCGGCTTGGAACACGTTACCCGGTGCGACCACCAGTTGACGCGGGACCAAACGGATTTTCTTCCCGTTGTTGTCCACAGCTTGACGGATCTGGATGAGCATCTGCTCGAGAGACGTCTGGCTGAGATTGGCGGCGGTTGCGAGCTGGTTCGAGAACGTGCCACTCACGATCGGATGCGAGGTGTTGATCAGCGAAACGCCATCACCACCAACATACGACGAGTTGAACGCACGGTTCAGGACGTTTGCGCTAAGAGTCTCTTTGGTCTCAATCAGGGACTGAGCCAAGTGACGAGCGTAAACTTGGCCAATACGGATGTGGTCGCCGTCTTCGACCAGCACTTTGGTCAGCGCGAACGCCAGACCATAGACGTTGTACACGTAACGCTGGAGGAAGAGCACGCCACCTTGCTGGTACGAAACCGGAGTTCCGTCGGGCAATTGCGGCGCAGCGCCGAATCCATAAAGGACAGGCTCTTCGTGGTAGTTGCGGGGAATACCTTGTTGCTCGCGGAAAACCCGCGACCATTCGTCGGTACGTTGGTCATAGACTCCATCAAAGCATTCATTGAGGATTGGCTCAACAATACTTCTAAAGTCCGTACTGCGCATTGGGGCTGCCATGACTTAGCCTCCTTTAGATTGCAACCGGGTAGGCTGCAGTGTTGGCGGCTGTGTAGATCTGTGCGAACTGGAACTTCGCGATCGTGCAGCGTACAACGGTGTAGGTGTCTCCCCATGCATTGTCAACATAGGGGGCCAAATCGACAATGCGCATCTGAGCCTGTGCGTTAGCACCCGCCAGAGTGGTCGAAAGCGTGCAAGCCGAAAGGCCAGTCGTCGTCGAACCCGCAGTCGTGTTGCTCAGGTTGGCTTCGTCCCCGATCGAGGTCTGAGCCAGCGAGCCATCAGCTTGGATTTCGTAAACGATGTTGGGGTCGTTGTAGAAATAAGCGATGCAAGAACCAGTGACATAAGCGGTGTTGGCTGGCCAGTTGTTGGAAACACGACGGCGACCCGTGGTGTCAGTCCATTCAACGCCTGCAAAAGCACCTACAAAAGCGTCACCAGCCGCAGCGACAACGATGTTGCCGTTGGTGTCGTACTTGACAGGCTGACCTTTGAGGATTGCCGTGTTGTACGCAGAAGCGATGCCGTCGGTGAGCGCCGCCGCGCGATCCAAACCTGTTGGATGAAACGCTGGGCGCATACCGAACGGAGCATTAGTCGCAGACATAATAAACTCCTTGAGTATTAAAATCCGTCAGGTGAAGACCGGAACGGGCTTGACGTTGTCGAG